GATTTCTTAGCTACTTGTCCACCATTTGTATTGCCTTCAACTGTATATACTTTTGTATCATCTACATAGTATACTAGACCTGTATGATAGATACTTTCGCCATCTGTGAAGAATATCTGGTCTCCTACTGCAGGACTTTTAAATAGTCTTTCTATTTTTTCAAAATAGCTCATAGAAACACCACAACCAGCACCACCACTTCTTTCTGGTTGATTTAATAATCGCATAGCTCTTTCTGTACCTAGTGCCTTTACAAAGCACCAGTCTACAAAAACATCACACCAGTCATAACCATTCTTTTTGCCATTATAAAAGCCTTTTATATTGTCCAAATCTTTTGCATATTTTGTATAATTCTCATCTCCTGCATTCGCAGTTTTATCATCTAAATTTGAATTTGTTTCTTTTTCTCTATAACCTACTTCTCCTAATGCTATGTTAATAACTTTCTCTTTTTCTGTCATTTTTATTATTCCTCCTTATTATTTTGCTTAATTAATTGATTTACATATACTGAAGCTCCTGCTACAAGTATTCCTTGCACAATTGAAGTAAAGATAATTGTTAATATATCTTGATAACTTGCTATTGTACTAGTTGCTACTACATATATTGCTGAGAATATAATTCCAACTAAACCTAACACTAAAGGAATATATTTATCTTTTATTACTTCAGTATTTTTTATTGCTACACCTAAAAAATAAAGAACTATTGCTAATATCAATAGTTCTGGCTTTATATATTCTTTTATGTAATTAAATAGGTCCATTTTTTCTCCCTCCTTTCTATAAAAATTTTGAAATTCCCAATGCTGCCGCCACAACTCCTAGAATTGCGGAAATTATCCACGATGCTATTTTGCTCTTACTGTCTCTATATGCTTTTGCATCTTTTCCTACAGTTTCTTGCTCTAATTTTGTATCTAATTTTTCATATTTCTTTTCTAAATCGTTATATTTTTCTTTTAATACTTCTGTCTCTTTTGTATTCGCTGCATTACTTCTCATCATTGCTTCTTTAAAATTAATGCTTGTCTGTTTTAAATCTTCAGCTATATTTTTTATTTGTTCTACTGTCACAGATAAAGATTTATCTACATTATTTAGTACTCTTTCGTTTTCATTTATTTTTGTTTCCATAGCATTTATTCTTTTTGTATTAGATTTACTTCTTTCTTCTACAGCAGTTAATCTTTCTAGTATTTGTTTTTCTTGCATATTAGTTACCTCCTAGAATGCTATTTATCTTATTATCTATATACATCTTTGTATCTGCTGTATAATTTAGTTGTAATAGTGCTAAATCTTGTTCTGTATATATGTTATTTGTACCTTTAAACAACTCTAGATTTTGTAGTTTATTTAATTCTTGTTTTTGTTCTTCAGTTAAGTCTAATTTTGTTTTCTTTTTTGCATAAACAACTGCATTTTTTTCTGCTAATAATGTTTTAAATTCTTCTATATCTGCTACTTTTTCTTTGCCTACTCTACATACAATTTGAGATTTCGATTGTCCAATTCCTTCTTCATCATTATTCCATAAATAACTACCTGTTTTACTTTCAAAACAATTTGAGAAACAATTTATGTCTGTGCTTAATAATTCTTCATTTGAAAACATTACTACAAAATCAAATGTTTTTTCTTGTAGTTGGTTGGTACTAATTTGCCATTCTAGATTACTCATGTTTTTCTTTTCATAATTATGTATCTCTTTATTATTTTCTAAATCAAAATAATCTCCTTCTAACATTTCTTGCTGTACTGCCAAATTATATTCTTTTTGTTCGTTTTGTATATACTCTGAATTATCATCAGCTCTTTTTAACATAAATTTTAATGTAAAATCAGTTAAAGTTATTCCTGAGTTAATCCAAAGATAAGCTACATATTCTTCTTTATCTGTTGTAAATTCAATCTCTTTAAATGAGTTTTTTGGTAATCTATTAAGTGCTTGACTAAAACTACTAGTATTAACAGAATTTCTTATGTATGCACTTAAATTATTATCACTTGCTTGCCCTGATACTTGACAATTAAACTTATAACTACCTTTTGGCAATACATATTTTTTAAAGTTTTGTCCTGTAGCGTATCTTCCTATTTGTAAATCTCCTGCAATTTGAACATAAGTTGCATATTGAGTTGTTCCATTTAAAACTATAGAACCATCTTCTAAAATTTTTCCAGTTATTCCATTTCCACTTACTTCTGTTATATCTTGTTTCTTTAAAAAGTTAGAATTGCATTGTATTATTTTAATATTGTCTTTTACTGTTTCTATTGCGCTTGGATATTCTAAGCTAGGTATTGTTTTCTTTCCTTGCACCCATTTCGCTCCACTTGTTTTGCTTATTAATAGTCTAAATGTTCCTTTGTTTTGTACAGTACTTACACCAAATCTAACTTCGTATTCTCCTGTCTGAGTACACTCAAACGCAATCTCTTGACCCACAGTAAACCATTTTATTAATGACCCAAATTTTATTGAAAGTCCACTACTTCCTGAAGTTTGATTTCTTTCAGCTTTCATATAATAAGTTTGTCCTGCATATAAATATGCTGTACCAACAATCACATAGTTTGTAGCATCACTTGTATTAGAACCAGACATAGTTGCTACACCGTCTTTGATGTTTATTGTCATACCGTCTCGTGTAACACTTCCTTCATTTAATACGGCTAAATTGTCTGTGCCTTCTTGTACTTCTTGATAGTGATTTCCTCTTATGTTCAACACAGCAGGCAAGTCAGATGCATCTTCTAAATGCAAGCTTGTTGCTTCTTCTGTACTTTCTTGTATCGCATTGTTCTGTAGCTTTTGTATTAGTTTGTCTTGCTCTGTATTTTTTGTTTGTATATTTTCTATATTTTTATCTTGTAATGTCTGTTTATCTTGTATCTCTTTTATACTATCTTTTACATCTTTATCATTGTATTCAGATTTTTTTATTGCATCATCTGTACTTTCTGCCGTTTTTTTCATGTCAGCAAGTATATCTGCAGCTTTTGTATAATCGTCTTGATAATATATTCCTCTTTCTGTAGTAGCCATAGCTATTCTCCTTTCAACTCACTATAAGTAAAATTTTTTATATCGTTATAGATTTTACTTTTTACTTCTTCATAAGTTAAATATTTTATTGCTTTTACTTTTAATTTAAAAATAGAACCGCACTCTTATTTGCGACGGTTCTATTAATACTTCTGTTATTTTATTAGACATACATTTCTCCTAATCAATTCTTAATAAAGTCAATTTATAATAAATAGTTATTGCTTCATTACTTTCAAATAATATTACTTTATCATCATTAAGCAAAATTTGTCTTAAAGATATCTGTATTTCATTTTCTCTTAATATAACTTTTGTTGGATTTGCTCCTTGTACTAATGCAGATGAATCAAAATTCGAACCTGACGCCCAACGTTGACGTCCATTATAACCAATTTGCAAACCTACTATAATAGAATTATTAACATTAAATCCTTTTGGATATGCAACATAAGTATCGACAGTATTTTCTCCTGTATTCAGTATCATTGTTCCTTCAATTACCGAATATGAATTTTCTTTATTTAGGCATTTTTTCCAATTATACCAGTTACCTCCATTTGACGTTCTTGAATAAATATTTCCTTTATCATCAATAATAATTTGTGAATATGCATCACTACCAGTTTTAGTAACTAATAAACTAAAATTATTTATTCCTGTTGGTTTATTAGATACTGTATTTCCGCCATATGCATAATAAAAGCCTGTTGCCTTCAAGTTGTTCAAATTTTCATTTAAAAGCATTTTAGGTATTAATTCTCCACTTAGTCCGCCATTTGCTTTTATTTCTCCTTCTACAGTTCCACCTGCAGATTTTAGAAGATAATCGCTTCCGTCTTTTACATCTGCTAGAGATTGTTGTAGCTCTTCTAATACAGCATTGTAATTTGTTCTTATCTCATCAAATATTGAGTCAAAGTCAAGATATGTTCTCATATCTTTAAAGTCAGTAATTCCATTTTCAGACGTTTTAAATCTTGCTAACTCATATTGATATATACCAGAATTATTTTTTACTATATTTGTTTGCGTTAGAACAGGATAACTACCTGAACTTGTTATTATCTTATAAGATGCTTGATTAAATTCACTTTCTGTATTTTGCTTATCTAAATCTATTTCTACTACTAGCTTGCAATAAGCACTATTTGTACCTGCTTGTACAGATGTTGACGTATCTTCTTCCAAAAATCTCCCTTGTATGCAAACAGCTCCACTGTCAATACTAACAGTAGAGCCACTGTATGTCGGTTTCATTCCGTTTTTATAGTTATTTGAAACGCCATTTTCTCCACTTAAAAATGTATTAATAAATAAAGCAAATATGGGATTTCCGAATATTTGCTTAGAAAAAACATGTCCTTTTAACATTTTACTTATTCCTTTCTTTCAATAATTTATCTATGAATTTTACCCTTATATTTCCGCATGTATATTCAATAAATTTACTATTTGTTATTCTAATTGCAGATATATAAGTGTCAAATATTAAAGACTCTTTTGTTTTAATTGCAATCGGTGTACCAATTTTTATAAATTTATTTAAATAATTAAATGTAATATTATGATTATATGTATTTTGTTTTATTTGATCTAAAGCTGTCTGTCTTGCATCTGAATAATTTTCTGTATATACTGTTACAGTTTTGCCTGCTGCACGATTTTTATTTGTCTTATCTGTCGTTGTAGTTCTATCATTTAACAAATACAGTGTGTATACACTAGTGCTTGTTACAACTACTACTTTACTTACTATATCTGTTTCAAACACTTCAGAATAATTTGAAATAGCCTGTGCATTTACATCTATCAATTCTTTTTCTTCTGTTTTTATTTCTATTGTTATTAATAATTTCTTATTTGAAATAGAAAAGCTGTACACAATATCGTAATTTTGTGTACAGTTAGTCATATATGTATGTAAATTAAATATATTATTTTGAACATTTGTGACAGATGTTTCTTTTTTAGTATGTGTTTTAACTTTTAGTTGTAAATATTTTAAATTAACAAAAGTATCTGTATTAGATATAAAGTTATCTGTAATTTTTTTAGCAATAAAATCTTCTATTCCTCTTTCTCTAATAATGATTTCATCATTAACTTCTAAGAAGAAGTATTGTTTATTATCTTCTCCTAAATCTTCGTGTATTTTTATATTTGTTCCTTCTTCACTTCCACCTAAGTGAATTGTTAAATAAAAATTATTGATTTTTATTTTATATATAGTATTAGATACTTGTTCTATTTGCCATTTTTGTGTATCTAAATTTTGATAATCTGCTACTATTACATTTGCTTCACTTGTTAAACTTTCAACAGTTAATACTTTATTGTTTGATGTATTTCTAATTAAATAATAATTATTATACTTTTCTATTTTAAATAATACAGGCTTTTCCACAATTTCCACATTATTTGTGTTAATACCTAAGTATTTTGTTGTAGATGTACCAGGTTTTATATAAACAGCTTCATTTGTTATTGTCGTTCTATTTTCGTAGTCATTTAATATAATATCTTGGTCAAATATATTAGTTATATATTTCATTGTGAAGTTGTATAAAATCTGTCCATCTGCATTCTGAATATCTTCTACTTTTCCAAAATAAACTACTTCATTATTCTTTTTTATTGCTATAATATCATTTGCTTTTGCTGTAGTTTTCTTTAAAACATCAATTAGTGTATTTGCATTTGTTTCTTCATCTATATTAATATCGTAATTTGCAATTTCTACTATATCTTTTACTGTGAAGTCTATATGATCAAATATCCACATAAAAACTTTATTTGTCTCTATTTTTACTTTTTCTTTTGCTAAAATTTGAACTGCTATGCTATCTTCATATTCTTGTTCATATAAATCTGTGAAACTAATATCGACTTTATATATTCCTCCTACATCAGGTGCTTGTAGCTCTAATTCATAGTAACCTGTTTGAGAATTATATGTTGCAATGTAGTTCTGATTATTGAATGTTACTGTTAATTGATTTTTCATACAAACCTCCTAAACAGCTCTATAACGAGGATATATAGTAAGTTTAGCATTTAAAACTTCATTATCTGCTGTTAATTTAATTTCACAAGATTTATTTTTTGGAAGTCTTATTACATTATCATTATAAAAATCAATATAGTCTAAACTAAATAAATTTGTTTTAGTTCCATTTGTATTTTGTTTTCCTATAAAGAATTGATTTTCTCTAGTATCATATAAAAATTTTTCATATTCAGCTATTTCTGTTGTTATTTTAACTGTTTGATACAGTTCTCCTTCAACATATAGCTCAATTTGCGGATTTACCAAGTGTCCATTCATTTCCACGTAAATTGGTGCTTCAACATGTCCTTGATTTATGTATTGTAGATTTCTTGAATCATAGTCTGTAAATCTACTATCCCATCGAAAGTCCCACCTGATTTCATTTGTTAATTTTTCTATTGTATAAATTACTGTATTTTCTTCATACCATAAAGAAAGACAGTCGAACACGACTGCCTCCGATAAAATTCCATTTGTTTGTAGCTGAGTTTTTGATAATGATTGTATTTGTACATCTTTGAAATATTCTTTTATTGTTCCATCTGAATATGGTATTTTATATCCAAATCTTAAGTTTTCTGAACTTTCTACAAAATTAACAAAAGAAGTATAATTTTCATAATTTATAAAATTTAGTGTTCCATTGATTTGTCCTTGTTGTATATTTCTTAAATTGCTTATAAAAGTATCTCCTAGTTGTTGATATTCTGTTATATAAGTATATCCTAGCCCAGATGGATCTGTTAATAATGTATAATTATATATGTCCATCAATGAGAACTCTTGACCTTTTTCGTTAATTAGTTTAAACTCTCTTACCATTTTTGCCTCCAAGTAAAAGCACTAAAAAAGACAGCATTTGCTGTCCTTTAAACTACTTTTATGATATATTCTAATCTTCCAAATTATCTATTGCATATTGTGCTTCTTCTTTTGTAAAACTTTCTCCATATTCTGAAATTAACTGATCATATATTGCGTTTTTAGACATGTGCATTGTCTTTTGATATGTCTTTGCTTTTTCTAATGCATTTCTCTTATAATCTGTTTTTAAATTATCGATTGCATACTGTGCAGCTTCTTCTGTAAACTGTTCTCCATATTCTGAAACAAGTTGATCATATATTTTCTGTTTTGACATATACATTGTATCTGAATATATTTTTGCTTTAGCTAAAGCGTTTTGATATTCCATTGGTACATTAGAAATATTATCTTCTTTTTCTGTAGTATCTTCTTGAGCAATATTGATAGTTGAATTAATATTATCTTTATCTTCTACTTCTAAAATATTTTGTTGATTTCTCTGTAATACATTATTCGAAGTTTCTTTTGTATCTAATTGACTATAAAGAACGCTTAATACAATAATTAACAATATTATCAATACCCAGAAATACCATTCTTTATAAATTGGTTTATAGCTTGCGTTATTTCTTTTCATATTTATTCCTCCTCCTATTTTCTATAGAGGATATTATATCACAAATAAAGTAATTTTTGTCAAATTTTGTAAGATTTTTTTAATAAATTAATCCAAATCTTCTATTTATATAATTAAATGCGTTGTCAAGTTCCGCTTCTGTCATTTGTTGAGGATAAAAATTAACTGTAATATTGTTATTTGCTCCTGCATCTTTTAGTGCTTCACTCATATATCTTGTTAATGTTCTATCAAGTGGAATTATTGCTTCTGCTGACTTTCCTTCTCCAACCATAGCTAAAGTTGCTTGATCTACAATACCTCCTTTAGCAAGTCTCGGAATTTTAGGAATGCTTAGACTCTTTCCTCCAACTCCAGGCACCCAATCTGGAATTTTAATTCCATTAATTCCACTTATTAGTCCATTTATTCCATCGATTATCCAATTTAGAGGTGTTTTTATTATAGACCATAAACCTTCTACTATATTCTTAAATATATCAGAGATGCCTTGCCAAGCTTTTTCCCAGTCTCCTGTAAATACTCCTGTAATAAATGTTATTAAGCCATCTAAAATTCCTGTGATAGCCTTTATAACTCCTCCTATTGCATCAAATACTCCACTTATAGTTGACCAAATAGCATTTAGCACTCTTTCTACTACAGGCCATAGTACGTCGACCAAAGCACTAATAATCGGTGCTATAACATTATTATATAGTTCGGTCCAACCTTGTATCAATTTAGTTATAAAATTCACTACATTTTCTATTATTCCTTTTAATGTATTATTCCAGAAATCCATAAACCATGTTAAAACTTTTGTTACAAAAGGTTCTAATTTTTCCCACAATTGTTGCCATAACTTCCAAACTGTATTTAACGCTGACATTACCGCATCTTTTATAGTATTAAAAGCTGGTATTATAGTTTCATTAAATAAATTAACTAAGCTATTCCATACTTCCATTGCCTTATTTCTAAATTCTTCATTTGTATTAAATAAATATACGAATGCTGCCCCAAGAGCTGTTATTACACCAATTACTATTCCAATTGGTCCTGTAATCGCAGTTAATACTGTACTTAATGTTCCAGTACCAGTTGTTAGTCCTCCTATTGCTCCTACAATCTTACTTACAACTCCAAAAATAGTACCTCCAATTGAGATTACTTTTCCTAATATAATTAAAACAGGTCCTATTGCTGCAACAAGTCCTGTTATTGTTAAAATAGTATTTTTTGTTTCTTGGTCTAATGTGTTAAATTTATCCATCCATTCAGTTAATTTCTGAATGATTTTTGTAGCAATTGGCATTAAACTTTCTGTAAGACTTCCTAGTGATTGATTAAAAGAGTCTATTGCATTAGATAATGCTCCGCTAAAGGTTTTACTTTGTTCTTCCATCGCTCCAAAATATTTTCCACCTTCTTGAGAGGCATGTATTAGAGCTCCACTTAAATCTTCCCATGTAACAGTCATGTCTGCTGCTTCTTCTTTTGATATTCCTAAATAGTCAGCTAATAATCCATAAATATCAATCCCTGCATAAGCAAATTGCTTTATGTCTACTGCAGCAGCTTTTCCTGTATTTTTGATTTGTTGTAAGTTTACTGCCATTCTAGAAAGCTCATCGTTTCCACCGCCTGTTGCAGACACTGCATTTCCTAATGCTAAAATTACTTCTCTAGATTCTTCTGCATCTAACCCCGTAGAAATTAATAATTGATTTGCTTGTGTAAGTCCTGCTACGTCAAATGGAGTAGTTTTAGCATCTTCTTGTATTTGTTCCATTATTCTCTGTGCTTCTTTGGCACTACCAGTCAATGTAGTTAGAGTTTTCTCGTACTTTTCTAGTTGTGCATTATATTTTATTCCATAAGTGATTCCTGCTCCAATTGTTGCTGTTAGTCCTAGAAATTTTGTACCTAATTCGCTAACAGCGTCTCCAACTGTTTTCATTTTTTTACTTATGTTGTCTAGAGATTTGCTTACGGCAGTCCAATTTGAAGCTTCTACTTTTAATTGTTTTAATTTGTTTTCAGTATTTATAATTTCTCTTTGAAGATTTCTATAATTTTCTTGAGATATTGTGCCTCCATTTTTTATAGTATCATCTGCTAATTTTTGTGCTTGTTTTAATTGATTTAATTTATTAGTTGTTTCTTGAATGTTTTGAGATAGTACAACTTGTTTTTGTGCTAAAAGCTCTGTATTTTTTGGATCAAATTTTAATAAACTATTAATTCCTTTTAATTCTTTAGATAAGTTTGAGGTAGTTGTATTTACTTGTTTTAAAGCTTTTTGTAATCCTGATGTATCTCCACCTATTTCAACAATTATTCCTTTTATACTTCCTGCCATACTACCTCCTTCCCGCCAACTTGTCCCAATCAGCTTGTGTTGCTTTTCTAGTTTTTTTCTTTTTATCCACAAAACAAATTAAAATTTTTGCTACATCTGTATATTTCATTTCTTTTAAATCTTCGATTTTTAATCCAATTTGCAAGCAATTTGCTATAAATCTATAATCTTCTAAAGTGTCTTTCTCTTCTGAATTATTTGTCTTTATTTCTTTGGTTTCTTCTATTAATTCTTCATCAACAAAATGAGGCAACGGCAAATTCCGTTACCTCGCTAATCCAGTTATCGCTTAAATTTATTTTTTTTATACTTTTCAACCAATCTTCAAAACTTCCAATTTTATTATTTGCTGTATAAATCAGTATATAAGCAATCTTTTCTATGACATCAATAAAGTCATCTAAATCCACCATCATTTCTGAATTAACAGCTTTTTCAATTTCTTCGTCTGATTTTCCTTCTTGCTTTAATTTATTTTTTAAATCTTCTTGCTTTTGAGAATAATCACTTAAAATTTTAATATCAGCAAAAATTCCTTTTTTGAAGATTGACTTATACTGAAACCTTGTAAAAGCGTTACAATCTATGTCAAATTCTTTATCATTTATAACTATTTTTTTCATTTAATACCTCCTAGACACCTGCTGTAGCATCTTTTTCATACACTTTTGTAAAGAATGAATTGTAAATATCTTCATTTGTGTCGTTTGGCTCAATGTAAGCCATAACAGCTCTGTCTGTTGAACGTGGAGACATTGTTATTGTCATTGTCTCTGTTCCTACTTCAATAGATTCTTCTTTTGTATTATTCTCTCTGCTTGGTCTTGTAGCAGTACAATCAAAAAATACCCATCTTCTATTTTTAGAGTCTCCTTGCCCTTGAAACATTAATGCAAATCTTGCTGTTTTATCATCTGCATTTTCAAATATCGCACCATTTGTGTCAGCTGTTCTTCCTAAGATTTCTTTTAAGAACTGTTCTGGTGTCATTGCAATTTCTAAATCTCCTGAATATCCTTGATTTGAACTTGCTATAAAATATTTAACATTATCAGCATAAAAAGGTGTTTCTTCCCCTTCTGGATCAAAATTTAATCCTACTGCTCCTGGCATAGGAAATGGTGTGCCATATGTAATCTCTCCATCTGTTTCTGTTATTTTTGCTACATAGCATTGTTCAATACCATATAAAACTTTATTGTTTGTTTCTCCTGACATTGCTTTTCCTCCTTTTTAATTTTTAAATTTCAAAAAAATAACTTACTTGCCAGACTTCTTCGTCTTGTAAGTAAGTTTCCTCTGTTTTATTCCAAGCTATATCGCCCAAAATTTTATTTTCTATTTTGTTCTGTTCTTCTATATTCTTATAAATATAAGTGTAATCTAATTTTACAGGTGTATTTTTGTGATAAACTTTATTATCTGCCATAAAATTATCTGTATTTATCGTAATTGCTATTAAATGTGGAGGTTCTGTTGGTTTTTCAAATTTGCCATAAGCATATTGGAAACCCTCGTTTTTACATCGTGTTTTTAGTTCTTCTAATGTCATTTTGACCTCCTTTTAATTACTGTTGTAATTCTTTTTTCATATAATTTGTTATATTTTTCTTCTATAGGTCTAATATGTGGAATAGCTTTTGTTCTTCCTCCATTTCTTGTAGCATGTCCAAATTCAAGTAAGTGCGTTAATTGATAATTTGTTTTATTATGAATTTTTACAGTATATCTTCCTCTATTTTCTTTACCCTTTTGTCTGGTCCAACCTTTATAATATGGTTTACTCCTACTCCCTTGTCCTCGCGGAGATGTCTGCTTCAGTTCTTGAACAGCTTCTTTAGTCAAAGTATCTGTTGTATCTTCAACATCTTCTGTAATGTCTTCAACATAATTTTCCAAATAATCACTTAAAACCTTTTGTAGGTCCTCTGGTTTAGTTGTCTTTGACATTCTTTATTTTCCTTTCACAAACTAAAACTAATTCATCTGCTGTTATCTCTTGAGCTCTTATTATTGTGTAAGTAATACCCATATATATAAGTTCTTTTTCATTGTTATAATTTAATGCACTAATTCTTAACCTTAACGTAGGTTGATATCCTGCTTGATTAGCATCATAATACTCATTAGCATATACATCTTCTACTTTTATAATTGGTATTTCTATTTCTACAGATTTTTGAGGTATTGGAACACCTATATCGTTTTGTATAGAAGTAGTAGATAATAACTTGCAACTTACATCACGCATTACTATCTACCTCCTTTTTTGTTAAGTATTCTTGTGATAATCCTAAATTAGCACAAAGAAGACTATATGTTCTCTGTGCTAATTCTTTCTCTTTTATATCTACATTTCCGAAATTTGCTTTTACATACATAACAATAGCAGATTGTATAAGACTGTCTTTTGTCTCTTCACTAGCTGCTATTCCTTGTCTTTTTAAATCTGCTATTCCTGCATTTATCCACATTTTAATTTCCTCATCTTTTAATGTAGCTGTCTCAACAATACTTAAGCATTGTTTTGCTATTTTTAGCAAGTTATCCATATAGTCCTCCTATTCTTACTAAACTCCTGCAACAGTTACAGTTATTTCAGATGTAGACTCATCTGAATAAGTAACTGTACCACTTGTTACTTTACCTGTTTCATCTGTTGTTAATGTAATAGATGTTACACTTTTACCATCTGCTCCAGCAGGTCCTTGTTCTCCTGGATCTCCTTTGTCTCCTTTTGGTCCTTCAGGTCCTTGAGTACCTCCAGAAGCTTGATAATTTTGAACTATATAATCAAGAACTTCACATACAGTTTTTCCTGTTACTTCATCAACAGAAGTTGCAGAGGTAACTTTCAAAGCTAATTTTTTTAAAAATTTTACTTTAGTATCCATTTGTTACCTCCTATTCTCCTTTTTGGCTATATGCGAAATATTTTGGTCTTGCAACACCATCATATATTGCATATCCACCATATACAATTCTTCTTGGTTTTACTTTTATTTCTTTATCAACTCGAACAGGAGTAACTTCGTTTAATATGTAATTTTTACAGTTACCAACGATAATGTCATTATCATTCAAATAAGGATCTACTTCTACTGGTACTAATTTGTTAGTAGCAATTCCTTGTAAAAATGGATAATTTCCATTGTTATCTTTGTAGCTTACAATATCTATATTTACATTAGTAGAAATATACGCTTTTGCTCCTCTTCTTGCTTCTTTTGTTAAAGATTTATATGCAGAGATTATTCTTTCTATTGGATCTTCTCCTTCTTTTATTGGTGCTAAATCTTTAGTTATTCCTTTTGGTTTATTTGTTCCATCTCCATAAATAACAGCATTTACTAAAGCAATACCCATTTTAGCTGCTAACTCTTCTACTATAAATGGAATAAAACTTTCTACTGCCATTTGCTCTAATTTCCATGTTACTTCAACATCTTTTGCAAGTTCCCAACCAGTTAGTTGTAAATTAGCATATTTTTGACCTTCGTTATCAGTTTCTTTTAGCTCTGTATACCATTTTGCATCATCTGCTTGTTCTAAGTATGGTAATTCCACATTACCAGCTACATTTAGCTTTCTTATATCTCTAAAAATTGGACTAGAGTCTACAATAATTTCTAAAATATCATTTCTGACTGTTCTTGGAATAAATAAACCACCATTGTTAATTCCTTGTGTATCTGCATCAGATGCCACAAAAGTTGTATCTGTTGTTGTTATAGCATCTCCTAATGCTCTTTTTTCTTCTGCGGTAAAGTCTTTTTCAGGTCTTCCTAGCATTTTTTTTGCCCATGCTGTTCTGTATTCTGGACTCTCTAAAACTTGTGCTAATGTTCTTTTTTCTTCCACTTTTTCTTCCTCCTTGTATTTAATTATTTTTGTTATTTCTGCTTTTCTTTGTTCTAGATTACTCACATCTGCAAGTAATTCTCTTTCTTCTTCATGTGTTATTGTTCCATTGTTTGGATTTTCAGTTTCTGGAACTTCCTTGTTTAACTCTTCTGCTTGTTTTCTTAATTCCGCTAATTCTTCTTCTGTTTTAGCTTCATTAATTTTGTTTCTTAATTCTGTTTTCTTATTTTCAATTTCTTGTTTTGTCATTTTTTATTCCTCCTAAAATATTTTTTTGCAGTTCTACCACCGCTCTATAAAGCTCTATTTTGTTTCTACCAACAAAAAAAGAAGCAGTTCTACCACCACTTCTCTTATCGAGAATTATATGCTTAACATTAATTTCAGTTTTTCTTTTTCTATATTTAACTTATGTTCATTTTTTCTTGCTTCATATTGCCTTTTTTCTTCTTCGTATTGTTCTTTACTTCTGGCGTAGATTTCGGTTGTTTCGTATGCTGGTACATCTACAACAGATACATCAAATATTTTATCGAATTCCAGTATTTTTCTAGTGTCAGTTTCATAGTCATATTCTTCAGTTCTTACAATAAATGCAAAACTCATTTTACTTAATATTCCTGCTCGAATTAATATATAAATGTCTTTATTTACTGTTGTATCTGGAAGTACAGCTCTTATCTTTAATCCGTGATCATCAATTGTAAACGTTAAAGAACCACCTCTTGTTCTTGCCATTGGTAATACAGAGTCTTTATGATTATATTTCATAACTATATCGGACATATCTGCATTATCAAATGCATGTCTATCAATTACTTCTTTAATCCACCCTAAATCCGTAACAGTATCAAACACCGCTGCATAACCTTCAACTACCATTTCTTCTGCATTATCTAGTGCTCTCATGTCTACTAATCTTATTTCCTTTACTGCTTTTTCCATTATTTTTCGCCCCCTACTTGATATTGATTTGCTATAGAACTATCTATGTTGTTTAAACTTTGTAATATCCTATTTCCTTCTTCTCCACCAATTGGTGGTAAATCTAAAATTTCTCTTCCTTCATCAACTCTTAACATTGCCCAAGGAGCAACGACTTTAAGCAAATCTGTTTTAGTTTTTAAACTAGCATATTGTAATCTATTTGCTGTAAATACAATTTTATGTCCTTCTTTTATGGATTGCTTTTTAAATATTTTATTTGTAAATGCATAACCCATTTGAATTCCACGTGGTTCTACTACGCCTTCATAAAAAGCATTCCACTCTTCTTCAGTAAAACTATTATTTATAATTTTTTCCGATACTCCAAAATAATCAAATATATTGTAATTCACTCTTTCTAATTGTTCATTATCTAGAGTAACTGGTTTTAAATTTACTTCTATAAATTTTGCTTTTGCATCTAAAGCTGCAATACCACTTTCATTTTAGTCTTTTACAAAATCTTCTTTAGTCTTTACTAAATCTTTATTCTTAAGCATACTATTTTCATATTGTAAAATACCTTTCAAATTTCCTGTAGTTTTTATTGCATTTTTTATTCCTTCAGATGCAGTATGTGCAGTTTCTAAATCTGTTGTTAGTACTTTATTGCTTGTTCCAAAAATATCATTCTTGTTATAAAACAATCTTAAATGTATAACTTCTAAATAAGGTATTAAGTATGTTTGTCCATTTATAAATCTAAATTGTAAGTACATTGTTCCTTCTTTATCTTCCAATAAATCATAATTTAGTGCTAAAACTGGATAAAAAGCCGTTATAAATCCCGTTTTATCTCTTGCAATATAAACAAATGCATTACAGTCAGTATATAATAGAGAAATAACTCTATATATGAAATCATATGTATTTTCAATAAGGTTTGGTTGATTACTTAACAAAAAATTTATATCGCCTTTTATGTTATTTGTTATGCTGTTTTGAATGTGTTTTGGAACTAATTTTGCGCAATGTGTTGCTATTCTATCTATGCATTCTCTTGCCACTTTGCTTTCATATGTTCCATTTTGTAAAGTAGTAAATCCATTATTCCAACCACTTAATAATTGAAATTGTGTCTGTGTAGTATTCGTTTGCTCTTGTTTCTTTTTACCAAAAACAACTTCAAATAAGCTTCGTCTTTCTTTTTTCATTTTCACTCCTCCTGTAATGCCAAATAGTCATTCATTTTTTCAAATAAAACACTGTAAGCTATTATTAAACTTACTGTGCCATCTATTCTTGCTCTCTGTTTTTGTCCTTTTACTGGTCTTATATTGTCATTTTCATCTCTTTTTACTGAAGTATTACATAAGCACCATTTTAAAACAGGATTATTATTATAATTTACATTTTTCTCAATTAAGTCTGCCTCAAGCTGTTTCATTGGATTACTCATCGTTTTTGCCCCTTGTCTTACTTCTACCATTTCAAATCCATATTCTTTCATTTCTTCAACCCAATATTGAGTATTCCAAGGATCGTAACCAATCCATAATGCCGAAATTTTGTATTCGTCATTCATTCTTAAAAACCATTGTGTTACGTCACTGTAATTTACTTTAGCACCATCACATATTGTTACGAGACCACGTTTTTCCCATTTATCATACGGAATTTTATCATCTTTTATTTTAAATTCTAGTCTTTCTGAAGGTATAAAGTATTGCTGTAAAACATATTTTTTATTATGTTTCATTATTAATAGAGTTGCGCATGTTAAATCTGTTGTACTAGATAAATCTACTCCTCCAATTGCATAAGTATCATATAAGCTGTCCATATCATAAGTTTCTTCATTATTTACTGTATCGAAGTCTACCCATGCCTCTTGTGCAGTTGTCCTAACATTAAATTCTTTGCATAGTAAATTACTTAGTTCATCTGGCTTCTTTTGTGCTTTTTCAACTTTGTCTCTTAAATATTTGTATGTCTTTGTCACACCTAAATTTGGATTAGCTTTTATCCAAGCTTTTTCATCTGTCCATTCCTTAGCTTCGTCTAGCTCATAAATAAAAGGAAGAACTGTTTCGTCTTCAATTCCTCCTTCTAATCCTTCATATCCTTTTATTACTGCTTCTAAATATTCATATTCTCCATCAAAAACAGCTTCTCTAATTTTACCCATTGTTGAAAACTCAAAAATTATTGGCTGTTCTCTAACACTTATACTGTCAGACATTATGTCTAAAAGTCCTTTATCTCTCCATGCCCAAATCTCATCTGCTAATATTGCAGAACCATTTAGTCCATCAAGACTGTCCGTTTCTGACGCTACTGCTTTAAATAAACTTTCAGTTTTATCATAGAAAATCCCATTTACTAATCTTCTTGTTCTTTTATTTAAAGCAGGACTTTTTGCAGCCATTCGTTTTGCTTCTTCCCAGATAATTTTCGCTTGGTCTTTCTGAGTAGCAACTGAGTATACTTCAGCTCCACCTTCTCCATCGCTTGTTAATTGATATAGCCCTAATCCTGAACCTTCTGTAGATTTACCATTTTTCTTACCTACAAATAATACAAATTTTCTATATTTTCTTAGTCCTGTTTCTTTATCTACAAATCCATATAAGGCTTGTATGTGTGCCTTTTGCCATAATTCAAGAATAACTGGCTTTCCAGCCCATTTACCTTTTGAATGTTTACAGTATTTTTCAATAAATTGAATTGGTCTATTTGCTTTTTTTTCATCAAATATATATGTATGTTCTTCAATTTCATCTGTTATTTTATTTAAAAAAGAAACCTTTTTAGGTTTCTTTAAATCGTTTACTAATTTTTTATAAACAGCTTTTATCTTTTTGCAAGCTATTATCTCACCACTTGAAATTTTATTATAATACTCTTCTATATATGTCATAAGCCACTCCTAAAAGTTGTCAAAGCCATCGTCATCTAGATTTATTGACTTCCCTTTTGGCAACATCTCATTTAATTGTTTTATAACATTCATATAATTTTTTATCATAGTATTATAAGTTTTACTTTCAACTGACTCTTTAAAACCAAATTGCCCTTTTCCATTCATATAAAACTCTTTTATACCATTCTTTATATTATATTTTTTCAAGTGAGCTAACTCTACTTTCATATAAGAGGCATTTTCAATAAGTGGAGTAGCTATTTTCTGTATATTTGCATCACAGTCTTTAAATATTCTTAAGATTTTATTCTTTTCAGCTGTTATTTGTCTATTATATTCCGCAACTTCTTTTGCCGAACGTTCTCTCATTACAGTTTTGTCTATCTTGTCTTCTTCCACTTTCTATCCTCCTCTCATACTACACCCCTTATGCATATAACCTGTGTATTTTTTGAATGCCCACACACCGTTCTCCCATGTCCGCTTCTTTTTATTGCTATAGGGGGGCTATTTATACTGTGTTGTCTCTTCTTTTATTGGATTTCCTTCTTCATTATAATAAGTTACTGTTGTATAATCTCTTCCTTTTGCATAGTTTATTGCTTTATCTAATGTTAATCCAAAATTTAATATAATACATTTATGTTTTAATCTATTTGTTAAGTCTATTTCTATCTGTTCTAAAGTTTCTTTCTTATAAAGACAGTCTATATTAAATATTAGTATTGTATCTTCGTCCGCTTCTATTACGTTACTTAATTTAAAGCTACTATCTATTTCTTTTATATCTTGTAGTAATTGTTTTACTTTTTCTAATCTTTCTATATCTCTATCTTTTATATTTATATCTATTTGTATCTCTGGATTACTCATATTTATATACTCCTCGTATTTTATTTATTATTTTCTTTATAAAATTTAGTAATATCTTCTTGGCATACTTATACTGTGTTGTATTAGTACAACCATATCCGTCTTCGTGACATATAGCACAGTTTTTCTTATTGCACTCTATATTCTTATTTACGTCACAGCTATATATCTTTAACCACGCTTTTATATACTCTTTACTTAGTTTCATGCATATAAATCTCTCCAACATTTTACTTTCTTTCCTCTTGAACATTGTAAGCAAGTTATAATTCTGTCTGCATCTTCTTGTTTGATTGGTTTTATTTTTATTTCATATCCATCTTCTGTTATCATTGTTAATTCATATTCTGCATAAGTATAATAAGGTACTTCATTAGCATAATATTTGTTGGCAATTACTTCTAAAGATACAAACTTACCTATTATTCCTTTAAAATCAATTAATGGCATTTCTTTTATATTCTTTTTCATTCTTTATCAAATCTCCATTCTCATCAAAATCATATTCCGCTTCTTCACTAAAATGTTCTTTTATACGGTTGCAAAATCTTTATATATCTCTTTTTCTGCTTTTATTCTTGCTTGAGTTGCTTCTTCTATTGTCGCATAATATCCTATATGTTTATTAGCCACTCTCACATGATATGGCTTTGCTTTTAATCTGTTTAATTTTGTTATCCCTTGTTGTTTATATTTATTTGCCTTTACTCTGTTATGAGTATTATCTATATGTTTGCATTTCCTTAGATTACATTTTCTGTTATCTAATTTATTTCTATTTATATGGTCTATTTCAAAACCTTCTTCTATGTTTCCATAGACAATTTGATGTAAATATTTTGTTTTTCCTTTTATACTTGTTGATATATATCCTTTGTTATGTGTTCTAAAGCTATATTGTTTTAATTTTTCTATATCATCTATATCAATTAATACTATTTGCTTTATATTTCCATATTTATCGAGTATATGTAATTCTGCGTAATCTCCTTTTAGCAAATATTCGTTTCTTTTCCCTATTGGTTTATAACTTTTCATAATATCAATCCTTTCTTTTCAATCCTTTTATAACAGCATAGAAAAAGAGAGGCGATTGATTTTCCTCTCTTAAAACTCTTGCAATAGTTCTCTATGCTTTTATTAAATTACCTTCTTCATCAAAAGTATAATCTACTTTAGTTTTAAAATGTTCACCGATTGTGACATTTTTTACAAAGACTCTCTGTATTATCTATATTAAAGAATACATTGTCATCTTCATAATTTAAATCTGTAATATATTCTTTATGATGTACAAAATAAGCAGGTACATATAACCCGCTTCTTTAAACATCTCTCACATAATCCATTTGTTAATATTAGCTTTTGTTTTCTTAATCTTTGCCATCTTTTACTTTTATATTTTTTTGCTATCTCTGGATTATCTCTATATGTCATATTTAATTCCTTTTATTTATTCGTTTTCTTTGACTGTTCCTTTATCTAAATCTATTTCTATGCTTTTAACTGTTCTTGTTTTATTTACTGCTGTTTCTGCTTTTACTTTCTTTGTTGCTGTTTCTATCTCTTTTATTTCTTCTACTAGTTCTGCATAAGCTTGTCCATTTACTCTTCTTGCTTTTAATATCTCCTCTGCTCTTTTATCTTCAAATTCTTTTTCTTGTCCTTCTTTGTACTCTTCTCTTGTATATTTATCTGGTACATTTACTAGAAATCTAATCTTCTTCATTCTAATTCCTCCTTCTATATATTTAACTGCTTTTTATATCTTTGTATTTTACTATTGTCTTTTTTTATAGTCTAAACATTTTATTATTGTTAAATTATTCTTTTCTACTATTATTAATTTCTTTTCACATGTAGTATTTTTACATGTATCACATAATTTCATTTATTTTCTCCTAATAGTAAATTATATATTAATTGTGTAGATAAGGATTTGCACCTTATATGAATAACTTTTGAGCTTTACTTACTCTGGGATATCTCCGCCACTATTTCGCGCGTTATTCTGCACCGCACAGTGTCTACTATTACCATTCAGCGATAATGGGTCTTTCCACCGTACTCTACCGCCGTTTAGTTTTACCATATTACGCACTAAACGTAATATGTCTATTCCACCACTACACATTTATTTCACAATTCTTTAACTATATATTACATAGTTAGTGATTGTTGAAAACTAATCTTCTATATAAAACTTAAATCTATGTTTTCATATTGTGCTCTTTCTTCCATAGTTTTTAAATATGCTTGCATATATGATGATTGATTTCTTAATAAATAAATTGGACAATTTGGTGTAAAATCTAATGTTCCTTCATCATATTTGTTTAGCATATTGTTTAACTTACGAAGTCTTATTAATGTTTGAGCATATTCCCATTTAAATCTATCTTTATAATCTTTGCTATTCATTAAATCAATAGTCATTTCCATTGTTACTTCTTCTTTAATTTTTCATTTCCCATTTTTTATCTCTCCTTTAAATAAAAAAAGAGCCTTTTATAAGACTCTTTACGACCTTCAATAAGATCCCA